AAGGGTGGTCGTCTTCCACCTTCTAATGCAACTCTTGTAATATCCTCTTGTGTGTCTCCACTTCCAGTAAATTGACCACCAGTTAAACGTAGATTTCTAGGAGTATAGCTACTTGCAAGCAAACTACTTAAACCATCGTCATCTTCTCTCTCTTCTTCATCAGGAGTTGGATTCATTATTTCACCTAATGCAGCTTTTCCTAGTCCGAAATATGTTCCTGGTCTTGAAAACTTACCTGCTGCAATATCACCCATTCCAACATCATATCCTTTATCAGCTAATACACCAGCAGCTTCTAGCCCACCAGATTGTATTACGTCTGAAATATCTTGCGGTCCAGCCGCAATATCAGGACTTAAAAATCCTTTACTTAAATTTTTTGCAACAGGTTCAGAAATATTAACCGTCCTTGCGCCCGGAATTGTTGTTCCAGGCGGGGTTGGTATTGGATTTGCAACTGACTGTGGAGTTAGATTTGCTGCGACCATGTCACCAAAGCCATCCTGTACTACTCCTGATTGCGGTGGGGGAACGTAGTTAGGGGCTCGACCCGCTACCTGACTCGGTATCATATCCACACCACCAAAACGATTGAGAGCCGGATTTGCTCCTTTTGGAAGACTACTTTGCATATCAGCCATAGGTTGGGCAGATGCCGTTCTAGCAGCAGTTAAAACTTCTGGAGTTATTTGTCCAGGCACACCTTGATTTACTACTGAAAATTGTGCGATATCTGCTGGAGAATATCCAAGGGATGCTAGTCCAGCCGCATCTTGACCAAATGCTATCGGCGCACCGGCTTGCCCTATTTGAGCCGCTGCTGCATCTGAAGCAGCACCCGCTATTGGAGTCATAGATGATGCTCCCGCTTCTGGTATTGTAGAAAGTATAGAATCAGCACCACCAGTTAGACCTCCCATGATACCAGAGGTAGCTCCTGACATAAGACCACCTATAAGAGCTTGTGTTGGAGACTGTCCAGCAGCTAAACCACCTACAAAAGAACCCACACCAGAACCAATTGCTCCTGCCATAAGACCACTACCTAGAGCAGTACCCGCTCCTGGCAATAATATACTACCAGCTATCGCACCAACAGCAGGTAATAATGATCTAAAACTAAAAGCTTCCGGTAAACCTGTATCTGGATTTACAGTTAGTTGTCCTATACTGGCTAGACCAGCTAATTCATCTGGACGCACATGCAACAGTTCGGTATCGCCATACCGCCCTTGTGCAGCCATCAGCCCTGCTATGCCACTATACGGAGCCTCTTGATTCCTCATCGCTACCATTTATAATTCTCCAAGTTAGATTTGTATATTATACAATAAAAATAAGTTCAGTGCAAAATTAATTAAAGTTTACCCAACCCGTACCGCCTACATATCCTTTAAACTTTCCAGTACTTGCAGAGTATGCTACATCTCCACTTGCTGGTCTTCCTATTTCATTTACACTAACAACAGAATAAATTTTCGTTGATGGTGAAGCTTCAATCTCTATATCTCTACTCTCTAATAAAAACTTTATTTCTGATGCCCATGAATTAATATCATTATATAGTTGACGTAATTCTTCATCTGTAATATTATAATTAACAGAGAAGTTAGGATAAGAAAAAGACATTACCTTTTACCTGCTGGTTGAATAGCTACTCGAACACTACCCCATTTCCAAGATGTATTAAGATCAGATGTTGATACTCTAAAGTTAGCCTGTCTTCCTCTTGCCCTCATATCAATTTTTTGTGTAGCATCTGTTATATCAAAGGGTCCAACTTCTTTTGTAGTTCCTGCAGGATAATCTTTTATATTAATTGAAAATTTAATTGTACCTGTATTAATAGTATAATCAGGAATAATTTTATCGATAAACATAATGTCATCACCATCACCTATATCGATATCAGCACTTTCAATAAATGATGTTAGTGGTTGACTGTCGCCAGAGAATACAGAGGTTGGTTCATTGTACCAAATAAACTGTGGGTTAGTTGCCGAAACATTTCCAGTTACTGCTCCTGTAGCAACAGTGTTAAGAAATATAGAGTCATCAATAAAAGTTGTATAGAAGTTAGAACCATAGACCCAAGTATTCTCCATGTAGTTATATATTACATAACCATCTGGTTCATTAGACCCAGACTTTGGATATAACCAAATGATCTCATGGAACTCTGAATTAAGACCAGCAAACACTTTAGATTTCTGAGTCATATTAAAATCGTCATATAGATATCTACGAATAGTACAATCTAACTTTTTAACTGAACCATCAAACATAAAGAAGTCTGTATCACCCATCCAGTATGTTCTACCGCCTACATCAATAGCTGCATGTGATCCTATCAAGCCACAGTTTGTACCGACTTGAGCCATTCTAAATATAAACGGAGGACCAACAAATTGCAGAGTGTAAAGAGCATTATCTGTATAAACTAAAATTGCATTACGTCCTCGTACACCACCAACAATTCTAGTACCATCAATAAGTTGAAGCTCACCTGATGTAGATGATACTGACGGAATCCAGTTAGCATAATCTTCTTGATCTGACCATCTTACAAGAAGAGGATTAAATACTGATGTTGCAAACTCTTCTGTTCCAAGAGCAATCACATGACGATCATTAGGAGATATAACAATACTATTAATTTTTGATGGTGCAGTACCTACAACAGAAGACCTAACTGGTGCTAAACTTGCATTAGCGTCCCAATGAATTAAGCTTCCTCCCTGTCTAGCAGCAAGTAAATCTTCACCAAAGTTATCTAAAGACCATTGTGTTCCTAAGAAAATAATGTTAGAAGATTCTGCTGGTTGATTCCAAGCTCTTTCTCCTGTCGTAGAAACACCTGCATTATATATACCTGCACCGTACCCTAATCCTTGAATTGGATTTGACTGACCTGTAGCTAAAAGAAAGAAAGCAATACCTGAACCTTGATTTGATTCTGTACTAGCAGCTACACTAGTTACACTAATAAAAAAGTTATTTATTCCTTGAACACTTACTACTTCAAATGTAGGTCCACCAAATGAAGATGCAGAAAAGTCTAGTCCATTTGTAGTAAAACCGTTAATAGAAGTATTAGAAAACTCAACGTAATCTCCAACTTTTCTTCCATTATTATTAGAACTCACTTCAATTAAAGGAGAGCCAGCAACCGTATCAAAACTACCTGTAGTTCCTAAGTTACCAATACTAACTGTACTAACTATTGGTGTTATATCATAAGGATAATCATTATAAACAACATATAATTTACTTTCAGTACCATAGCCTAAAAGTTTTTCTGTATTGTTATTTGTCCAGGCAAGTAAATCTCTAGCAGTTCCAATAAAAGAAGTATCAATAAATTTTTGATATCCTCTTAAATTTTCTGGCTTACCTTCTCGAAAGCGTACTCGATCTCCATCAAACCATTTACCTTCCTCAGAATACTGAGTAGACTCACGGTGAAATCCTGGCTTTAAATTAAGTCTTTGTAATCTAGAATTAGTGGAGGGCATATATTTTTATCCAAATGAAGAAACTAAGATCATATCAATTGCACTAACACCTCGTACATTATATACCAACATATCAACGGCACTAGATGCTGTAGACAATACAGGAACCTCTGCGTCAGGGAAATTATAACTATCTCCATAAGACAATGTTCTTGATCCAGTACCATCTTGAAAAACATAAATGAATCCACTTTGTCCTGGCTGGGCATTAGCACCATTTCCAAGTGTTCTATTACCAGCTAAAGAAACAAAGAATGTTGTTGCTGTAGATAAGTCTAAAGCAATAGAGGCAGCATCTGTAAGAGTAACCGGAGGTATAACTAGCTGACCATTAAAAGTTGCTGTAGAAACAAATGTAGCAGGACCATTGACACATACATCTGCAGTAAATAACGCACTAGATACTTGTGCTGAATTAGCAGCTATCGAAGTTACAAATATATTTGTTGCTGAAACACTTGTTGCAAAACCAACAGCAGATGCAAAGGCAACTGCTTTATTAAAAGTATTGGCTTCAGTAAAAGTATTTGCTACAGATAGTTATGCAAAACCTGCGGTTGTATCTGCAGTTAAATAATCTAAACCATAAACAGATACACTATCACATAGAAACATTTTTCTACTACCAGTAGCAACAGTGCTACCTGTACCCGCTGCTGTTTTTAATGTGATGGCAGCAGAATTTTGTCTGGTTGTTTTATCATTAATAACATAACTCTTAGACTTTTGTGGAACAAGAACATTTAGACTAGCAGAGACTGTTCCTGAAAGTTCTAGAAAAGGACTGCGAGATTGATCTGTCGTTCCATCATTAGCTGTTAGAGTTACATCCGCACTAGATACAACAACTGTCGTATAAGCAGCAATAGCTTCGTCTACTAGATCAATAACATTTTGATTTAGAATTGTACCCCAGCTATTAGGATTTTCGCCATCTCCCTGCTTCTCTAGTCTAATCCTAGTTGTGTAACTACTTACCATTCTTATATTCCTTTTTCGTTCTCTAAAACTATTGTGTAAACTGGTATACTTCCAAGAAGAAAAACTTTTCTAACACTAAAAAGTTTCCCCTCTGTATCTACAAAATTATTATAAATTGTATTTGTTACCCCTGGAATAGGTTCTTCGTTTAATACACATTCACCTTCTATTAGATATTTTCTAAGAACATAATCATGTTCTTCTTCTGATGTTGTTTGTGCTTCTGCTATCTCTACAATAGCTTCTTGAGAGTGACAAAAATTCCAAATCAAAACATGATGTGCATTAACAGCAGAAGCTGTTAAGAATACTATTAAAAAAACTATATATTTTATCATTATAATCAACTTTATATTAGTTAATAAACTTTTGTAAAGAATCTCCATACTTATCTTTAAGTAGATCAGTACTAGTAGAAGTATCTCCTGCGTAAATAATATTATTTTTATTATCCATTCCTAAAGAATGACCCCATCTTACTTTAAGTGAACCAATTTTTAGTTTGTTGTCTCTATAATCTTCGTCAGATGTATAATCATATATATAATCTTTTGCTGTAAACTTATAGCTTTTTAATGTATCTTTAAGTTTTTTATCAGGATTTAGTATAGACCATTTTTGAAAATTATCTGTTCTAAAGAAATGACGGACATTATCTATATTATTATTATTTTTAACCATAGCTAATGAACGATGAGATACTTCTTCCCATTTTAAATTAAAATTCCACCACCAAAATAAATCTTTAATAGACGAGATTGTATATGGGCATTTAGAATTAAACAGTTTAATATCCTCAATATTATTAGGATATCTATCTTGAATAAACTCATCTGCTGTCATTTTTAATACTTCAGGATGAGCTATAAATCCTGATGATCCAAAAAGTTGATCACCACATTCTCCTGTAATTGTTAAACCTTTATCTAAATTATCTGCAATATGTTTTAAAACTGGAGAAGAAAAAGGTTTATCCATATAATATTTATTATCATCTTGATCTGGCATTAAGACTTCTTCTGTTTGAATCTTATCTTTAATATAATTATTCCAAAATAAAGAATACTCTTCAATAGAATTTGAAGTATAAATAATTTTTAATCTATCATGCCAATCAGAAGGTTTACTTTTTAGTAAACTTACCAGAGCTACTGTACTATCTATTCCTCCGCTCCAATATACTTTTAATTCTTTATCTTCATTCCAAAGCTCTACACCCTTTTCATCTGCTACTTCTGAAAAAGATTTTGTAAATCCTGTTGCATCAGGTATAGGGCTTCCTTCTAATTTTAAGTTACCTGTTAAAGTATTTGTTCTATCATTTGGAGTCCAAAGACAATGAACAGCTTCTCCCATTAAATCTAGTGTTGTGCTTTTATATTCTCCTGATCCAACTCTTAAAAAATCTGGACGAGCAATAATAAGTTTATCACCTAATACATCTGTTGACTTATCTGTTGAAGATTTATTTTCAAAATTAAATATACTTGTAAATTTATCTAAAACTTTAATGCTACAATCAATATCTAAATAATAAAATACATTCTTAATTTGTCCTACACCTACAGCAGTATGTAAAAGAATTGAACATTCTACACATTCTTTGTCAGGTGTAGGATTAATAAATATATCTTGATCATTTAATATATCTACACAAGTTTGCGGATCAGAAGCATTTAAAATTTCTTGTCTTTTAGTTTTATATAAGTCTTCAACAAATAATCTAGATGCATTTTTTTTAAACTGATCTAATGCATCAGTGGCTTTATCTTCTACTGTATCTCCTAAAATAGTAGTTGCTTGATCTGTAGTTATTTCTGATCGAAGAAACTGTTCAACTTGTGTAATACTCTTAGGCTCTGGAAAATACCAATCTCTATTTCTTATATACTGCTTATCAAATCTTTCTAGCACAACCTTTTTAACAGTCAATAAATCTTTCCACTGCTCTTCAAAAGCTGTTTTAGCTTCATTAAGAACCATAATTTTTAAACCAATATCAGAAGGTGACTTGTCACTTCCTGGCAAAGGATTATCTCTCTTTTTTAATACTAGACTCATTCTGTAAAACTTTCTTCCAATTGATGAAGTTGCACTATTACTCTAACCTGTTCTTTAGAATATGCATAACAACCATAAAAGACAAAACACAAACCTAAAACTTTAAACGTATTTATTATATATTTTTTATACTGCATGAGTTCCTAACATCATAGGATGGTTAAACTCGTCATTAGTACTAGACCATATATGCATTGGAACAACAATTAAATCTTGATCATCTGTTTCAAAGTGATGCGGCTCCATAGCATGTAAGATTAAAGTCTCTCCTTCAACTAATTTATGTTTCTCTATATTAGAACCCACACCTGAAACTGCTGTACCACTTCCTGATAAAACATATACCACTCTATCTGTCGAATGAATATGATGTTTTTGTTCTGAACATCCAGCGGGTATCTTTAATAGTTGCATACAAGGATCACCGGATCGAATTGGAGGTAAAATATTGTTAGTACTGCATCCATTAATATATGGTAGATAAGTTTTTAAATTAATTTGAGTAGTTCTATTTGGTGGTATATACCCGTATATAGTAATAATAACTTTACCAAAACATACGCCCCAATTTTTAACTGATACACTTTCTTTATTTATAATCCATGCTGAACTATTTTTAGGTATTTTATATTCGTTTTCTAAAGTATTTACTTCGTAGTAGTATAAACTATTTTGTGGTGCAATGTAAGTACGATTCTTTAAAAATAACATCTATGATGTAGCTCCAAAAACACTTCCATTATTTGTTACATTTACTGTTGCACCTGAATTTAATCTAACTGCTTTTCCTGCTAATCCTCCTGATCCACCTGATCCTATAACTCTACAGTTTGCATTTCCACCAGGACCACTGCCCCCGCTACCACCATTACCTACATTACCCCAAGTTCCACCTGTTCCTCCTGCTGAAGCTGCACCTGAAGAACCACTCGTTGCACTATTTGTGGGAGGATTATCAATACTTGCACCAGCACCTCCAGCACCCCCTGCTAAATTAGTACAGTTACTACAAGTATCTTCTTCGTCATTATAAGTAGCACAACTACGGAAACCACCTCCACCGCCACCACCGCCGCCACCACCAGCTATGGTTGCACCGGAATTATTTCTAACGCTTGCTGAAATATTCTCTAAGCTAATTGCATCTCCACCATCTTCAGCAGCACCGCCATTACCACCACTATTACTACCACCACCACCACCTTGTCCACCTCTGCCAATAATATTACCATTATTAATTAAGGTAAAATTACTTC